AAGCTGGTCCAGTACTTCCTCCAACTCCTCGTTTCGCTTCTTCAGCTCTGCAATCTGCTCTGCCGGTGTCGGGATGTACTCTGCAGGAGCCTCACCGATACGGACATAAGTTAACTTTCCTTGCTCATCCCTCATCTCTTTCGTTTTGAGGTTATGGAAAGTGCCGTCTTTCACGATTGCCGGGAGCTGTACATCGTACTGTGAGCTTTCCTTGGCGTATGCGGTAGCTCCGTAAATCGCCCTCGCCGCCATGTCGGCTTCGGTCGGATTCCCGAAAAGCGTGATAGTCTGTATCTCATGCTCGCCCGTTTCGGGATTTGGTTTTACAAGTGCAAAATCTCGTTTCATTTTTTCTCCTCTCTTTTTGATATATAAAAAGAGGAAGCCTATTAAAGACTTCCTCCGTAGGACTGTAGTAAATATTTAGTTGTAAATCTCGCTTCGGTGTCCGACCGACAAAGCATACACTATGACTTCTTTGTCTAGTATCTCACAAATCACTCTGTAATCCCCTATCCGATACCGCCACTGTCCACCTTTATCTCCCACCAAGCCTTTTCCTTTAGCTCTAGGATTGTCTGTGTTGTCGATATTTTTCTCTAACCAATTGATGATGAGCTGTTGAGTATGCTTATCGAGTTTCTTTATGTCCTTAAATGCTTTTTTACTAAAGACCAATCGATACATTATTCAAGCCCCAATCTTTCCTTCATTTCATCAAGCGTATAAGTGGTAGAGTCTTTCTTGAAATCGTCTACGGCTTCTCTGTATACCTTCAAATCGTACTCGTCTTCAATTCGCTCAAGAACGGTGTTACGGATAAATTCGGACAGAGTCATACGATTACTCTTTGCGTAGGATTTAAAAAGCTTTTCATCTTCATCAGATAATCTTAGTGAAATAGTCATGAGCACACCTCTCTTTCTGTATTACAGAATAATACAGACAACAAAAGAAGTCAATAATGTTTTAGTTATTAAGTGCCATCATTCATTAGGCTGCCCCAAGCGACGTAGATACAACCGGTGCCGCCACCGCCACCATGAGTAAGTACCGAACTTCCGCCAGCTCCTTCGCCACCTTCACCTAAGCCGTTTGTACCATATTTACCAGTGTTTCCAGTCGCATATGAACCACCGGCGCCACCGGAGGAGTACAAAACGCCATTAAATCCTATAGTACTTACATGGGAACCCTTTCCAGCAACTCCGATAACCGGCTTCCTTCTATATCCGTATGGATATGTACCGCCACTAGAGCCATCAGAACCATCTGTTCCTCCTGCTCCACCAAGTCCTCCTCCACCACCGGAGCCGCCATCACCTCCGTAAATCTCTGTAGTATCTGAGATAGCAATATACGTCAAACCCGGTTTCCCGTGTTGCGCTCTTATTCCAGAAAAAACAGTGTCAAGTCCGGGGATATTCTTCTGTTTATAATATTCCGAATATTTTTCATTGGAAACAATGGTATTACCAATGGTACGGAAAAGTCCTTCTTGATAAGATGGTACTACATAGTTTAGTTGCTGTCCGGGTGTTACATTCATGTACCCCGTAACAAAATAACCACCACCGCCACCAGCTCCGGTATTCCAATAATTACGCCCACCATCATTTCCTGCACCGCCTTGTCCAACAAGAATATATCGAATTTTGTCCACCTTGTCTGGTACGGTCCACACACCTGCACCAACACCAAGAGTTACAGAACCGCTGATTCCGGTTACCGTGATTCTGGCACTTACCTTCCCTTCATCGTACCACCGACCGTCCTTCACAGTGACATAGCTGTAGGCTCTTACAAACAGCTCTCGTTCTTCCAGTTTCGACGTTTCATAGTGCACATCGGCGCTGTCATAAACCATAAAACCATCTGTCTCACTCGTCGGCATGCTTCCGTACTTGAAGACGAAGTGCACACCGCTAAACAAGCCCGTACTCGGTTTTGCCCATGTAAGCCGGACTTGTCTGTGTGCATACATGGTTAAGCTAAAATTTGTGATACTTGCAATTCCGAAGGTTTTTATGGCCTGCTTCTTTAGGAATTCCTTACTCATCGAGATAACGGCATCCCCTCCGTCAGCAGACGGGAAAGCTACCTGTCCGTCCGGTGTCACAAATTTCTTGTATACTCCTGCAGGAAGTGGGGTAATGATTCTCCCTAAAATCTCTGCTGTTGGTGCTGTATCAGATATATAAAAGCTGTTTCCCCTATTCTTCCCTCCTGCACCGCCTAAAGGAATAAAAACCTCGCTCATTATTTACTCACCCCCTTTAGCTTTACTTTAAAATCTTTACTAGGCTTCTCTGCGGCACAGTAGAAGGTCACATAGCCGTCCGTAACCTCTGCTGCAGTTATTAGTCCTGCCATCTCGTCATAGGTCTCAATATCGGTTACAGAGGAGTCTTTTGTATGTGTCTTTCCCATTGTTACCGAGTCTGTAGCTTTAACAGAAGGAACAGATACCTTCTGGCTATATGGTGCGGAATTACTCCAGGCATTAGCCGGAATGGTCACGATAGTCTCACCTTTTATCCTATCAATCTGCGCTAAAAGATTTCCAACCGGTGTATCCGTGAGAGTTTGCTCCACCCGATTAAACCATGATTGAAAGTTTTCTTGTAAGGCATCCTCAATCCCATCCATCTTCTCAGTATGCTCACTATAGTTATGCTCTATCCTATGGGTAAAGTCCTGATAAAAACCGTTTAGTTGCGCGTAGAATGTTTCCGTAGAAAGATGGTCTATAAGCTGCGTAATAAAACCACAAACCGAACTGTCTCCGCGGGTATCAGTTATTGCTGACTGAGTAATGGCTGTCGCATTTGACTGAATATAAATTGTAGCTAAAGATAGTTCGTAGTAATCTCCTCGCGCCGGAGTCAGAAGCTCCGGAGCCACAGGATTCACTGCAGCAGTTCCTTCCTTTACAATGATTTCACAACAGCGGTTTTTATAGTTTGCTCTTAGCACAACCCTATCAATTCTCGCATACTGCTGTGGCGCTTTCCCTAAGGTATGTGTGCTCTCTAAATCATCATAGGCAAAGGCACCCTGAATCAATCCGAATCCCGGGCGTACTTTAACAGTTAGCCCTTCAGATGCAAGAACCTGAAAGCAATCCCCGGGCTGAGCAAGAACTCCATTACTGACAAGCTTTGCAAATAGTAATCGAAATAGGTCTGACGTTTCTGCCCTGTCGAATATCGGCATCCCTTCCGGATCCGTACCGATAATCTCTGAATCGAAATAGCCAAATCTTAGCATTTAGTTTGCCTCCCTTTTTATAATCTTCGTGATAGTCGTTGCCTCGTCTGTGCCAAAGGTAACATTCAAGGTCATTTTTGCTCCTTCGTATACCTCTTGGATTGCTGTTATTCTTTCGTCGCACTCGATTCCTACATCCATATTTTGATATGTACAAAGGTCTCCTAGGTCGAAGTCCTTCATATATACAAGATTAGCGCCGGCATCAATATCTGAATGAACTGTCTCAATCTTTGAGTATTCCGAAAGCTTCTCCAGTCCTCTTTGCCTAAGAATTGCGCGGTATTGAGAAGAATCATAGGTGTGTTTTGCCCCACTTCCGTCCTGATACTCGCTTTGCAAATCTCTGGCATCCACATATATTTCTCGGCGTTCTTCTGCCGGATCCGTGCGAATATCTACTTCGACAATAGTTCTTGCATTTCCTTCACCTTCACCGGCAACATAAGCGACATTCGCATAAGAACTCTCATCTCGGCCATATATCGCGGATTTCACATTATAAAAACGATTGGAGAAAATCGCAGGAGAGTTTTCTTCCTGGTTCTCCGTGCGGTTACGCCCCTTCCAGCACTCAAAGGTGAGTGTGTTCCTCTCATAGTCATATAGAATACGGTGAGATAGCTCCTGTGTTTGCTCTGTCTCATACAGTTTTTCCCCCAGCTTGTCTCCCGTTGTCTGCAATGTAATTCTTGATCCAAGTCCTTTGCGAGTCCCAAGGACTAGCCGTGGAATAACTCGCCCGGAATTTGCCGGATGAATGGCCATTTCATCCACAAGAGCAAGCGCAATTTCTTCCGGAGTTCCAGATATATTTACTGACGCCTGAAGAACTCTATCATCCAGTAGTTTCTCTGCAAAGTAGCCCTTGCAGTAACCTGAGCGCTCTCCCTTATCTGTCTGTGCATAATTCACTTCCCGGATTACTCCGAGTTCGGAGCGATCATTACGGCATATATACTTGCCGGAGTTAAATAAGGGGAAAAAGCTTGAGGATGTGTGAAACTCAAATACTCCCGGCTCATAGTAGCGGCGGGTCCATATCAGCGAATTAAAAACCTTTATGGCTCCAATAGTCTGAAAATCCTTATCGAGAATATATACTTGCATATCACACCCCCAAATACTTAGGCGTATAGTAGATATTTACGTCAAGATTGACATAGTTCGTATCTGCAGCATATTCAAGATAATTCTCTCCTACATCCAGCTGGAACGGCTCAGACCGTCTATCCACACGCTGATAACAATTCACTCCGTTAAGTTCAACAATCTGATGGCGTTCGTTGGTGTCAATTACGAGAACATCCCCTTTGGCCATTTCCACCTTGACTCTCATAAATTGCCCTGTTCCTGTTCTTGTAATCTTAGGATTACTTACTGGTCCCCTTGTAGCCACAAACTTGATAATCACACCGGTAGATACATCACCATCATTAGAAAGCGCCACTTCCTTATGCAGCGTTCTATATCCTGCTGCACGCCCTCCTAATGCAAGCCCGGAATACGGTCTTTTCAGTCCTGTAACCTTTTTAGCGGTGATTACCCAAGGAAAAGCAAACAAAGGTGTGTATGCTGCCATGTTTTTTCCGAAGTTATCAATATTCAGCATGTATGGATCAGGGCAGTATAAATCCACAACAATGGCCAGCCTTGCATCCAGTGAAGCCTTTGCTTTAAAAGTCCAGCCTTCGAGCCTGTATTCAATGTTCCTTGAGACACCCATATATTCAATGAGCGCTTTCCCCGTGTACTTTGGATTGAAGAACTTAATCAGGTTTTGCCTGTTCTCTTTATTGTTCCTTAAATCCCGAAAAGAGGCCTCAATATGTATTGGTCTGCCCTTTATCTTCAGTCCGTCTACGGTTTCACCGTCTACAAGGGCGTTATCGCTTTTACTGATTTCAATATCCGAACTCTCTAGCCCGGTTATCTTCGTGATGTCGATATCACAGTCCTTGCCAAAAGTAAGGGTCCTCCCGTTACACGAGAGAATCACTCTAATCTGATTTGCCATTATTTCACACCTCCGACGATGTTACGAATAGCCTCGCGCTGATTTTTTGCCACAACGGAAGGAGCAGGAACTGCCTCATGGTAGTTGTTCGTCTGTTCAATTCGGTTATCGTAATATACCGATGTTCCCCCGGCAGAAAATGCCCTTCGGCTTTCTGACGCTCCGGCAGATAGCGCAATCTCTCCGCTATAAGCCGATACGGTGCCTTTCATTTCATTTAGGAGTGCTGTTGCACTTTCCCTCATGGTTTTTAAGGCACTTGGCATAGATTTTTCTATACCTATCTCTGCTCCGGGAAGAATCCAGCGTCCGAACTCATCACGGAAAGCCCTTGAAGGTGAAGCAATGCCGAGGGCATCCTTTGCACCTTCCAGAAGAGATTCCGCAAGGCTTTGAACCTTACTAGTCAGCCAGTTCCAGCCGTCCGAGATTCCGTTCCAAATGCCTGAAACTATATCTTTACCAATAGAGATCATCTTATCCGGAAGGCCTTTGATTCCATCGACTACCGCATTGAACAGTCCTGTTGCCGCCTCAGTACCTTTGGAAACAAGGTCTTGCTTCCATTGATTCAGCTTATTTGCCGTATCTACCAACCACGTCCAAACTTTCCCCGGCAACTGCTGCATAAAGGTGATTATTGAGTTAATCATAGTCTGAATCGCGGTAGAGGCCTTCTGTTGCATCTCTATGCCCCACTGCACGATTTTCGTCACCGTATTTACAAGCCAAGTCCAAATCTTACTGGGAAGCTCGGAGAAGAACTTCGTTATGCTCTCAATCCAAGTAGGTACATTTGTTGATATCCATTTCACAACATTTGAGCCCCACTTTACGATTGAACCGATTGCATAGCCAAGGGCGTACGCTATACGTTCAGGAAGCTTACCATACCATTTTAAGATACTTTCAATCCACTCCGGTACATTTGTGGTAATCCACTCTAATATTGAGGCGCCCCAATCACCGAATTTTGTAACTACATCTGTAAGCCAAGTCCAAATCAATCCGGGGAGCTTCGCAAACCACTCACCGACCGACTGAATCCATCCCCCAATCGTAGGAGCCACCCATTCGAATAGCTGAATGGCAAGTTCTCCCAGTTCTGTAACAATAGCCAGGATAATCTCACCCATTGCCTGTAAGATGAGTGGGATTCCGGTTATAAGGGCATTGACAATGGCCATGATAATCCTTGGCAAGCTTTCAATCAGTAAAGGAAGCGCCTCGATTATTCCCTTTGCCAAAGCAACTATAATTTCCACGGCACACTCTATGAGTGCCGGGAGTTGATCTAGAATCGTTTCACCGATATAAAGTACAAGCTCAACCAATGCCGGAACCAGGTCCGGGAGCATTATAATTAATCCTTTTGCAAGGCCAACAATGATGTTCTTTGCCGCCTCTATAAACTTCTTGAACCCGCCACTGGATATGAACCCTGAAATGCCATTTACGATAGTGTCCGCTAGGCTTGCGAAATCAAAGGACGCTATACCGTCAGCAATCGTGTTCATAAGGTCAAGCCCTACAGAAGCAACAGTAGAAAGAAGAGACGGCAGTACAGCCACTAACTCCCCAATCACCGAAATAGCTCCGGCAATAAGAGGAGGAACAAGGCCTTGTATCAAATCCGGAAGAACAGCCACTAGCCCGTTTATCAAGATTACCGCTCCACTAATGAGAGACGGTAATATCTGATTAAAAAGACCGGGTATCATATCTCCAAGCTTAGATACGAGCGTTGGCAATCCCGCAGCAAGCCTCGGAATGATTTCTGATAGGTTATTTACAACGTTATTTGCCAGTGTCGCAACAGATTCCGCAAGCTGGTCTACATCCCCTGTGCCTGTGAGAAAGTTATCCCACGCCGCCTTTGCGGCATTCATAGAGCCCTCTATAGTTGTTGAGGCTTCCTTTGCGGTCGTTCCGGTGATTCCGAGTTCTGTTTGTACCTCATGAATCGCCGTATAAACATCTGAAAGATTGTTTATGTCGTAATGTGTAATCTCTCCGGTTGTTTGCTGATGGATTTTCTCCGCATCTTGAAGAAGACGCTCCATCTCGCTTTTTGTGCCACCATAACCAAGCTTTAAGTTATCGAGCATTGTGTAGTTTTGCTTTGCGAAACCCTGATATGCATTTTGGATGCTCTCCATAGAGGAGCCCATTTTATTCGCATTATCACTCATATCTCGAATTGCCTGATCGGCGACATTTGCCGCCTCAACCTCATTCGAGGTACTTTGCTTTAGGGCTGCCGCAAAGCTTGTGACCGTCTCCATGTACTGGTTTGCCGACATGCCGGCTGTCCGGTATGCATTATTCGCATTGTCCAGCACCGTGGTTTGAGCCTTTTCAAGGGTAGAAAACTGCCCCTCGACTTCAGACACGGATTTCCCCATGCTTGCAGCGTATTCTTCAATTGTTGCACCGCCGGCACCAAAAAGCGTCTCTACTCCGCCGACTAACTGCTCATAGCTTGCGACATTTTCAAGAGCACTTTTCGTCAGTGCAGCGAATGCAACTGTGCCGGCACCAACTGCAGCAGTCACTCCGGCAAAAGCTTTCCCGGCTATTCCACCGAGTTGTCCAACTGCCCCGGAAAACCCCGAGGAATCGACTTTTGTATCAAAATTTAGTGTTCCATCTGCCATTTCTTACTGTCTCCTTCAACATTTAATAGCGCGGAAGGATTTCCGCCATTCATAAGGATTTCAGTAAGGTCACTTTCGGCCTTCGTTTGCTCATATCTTCCCGGAAGAGCATACATACGCTTCATACGCTTATAAAGCTCCTTCTGCTCTTTTGAGAGTTTAGGAGAGATTTTCATAGACCTGTAGCCTATGATTTTCATTATCTGCGTATCTTCCGGTAGCGAGCGAAAAAGGGCCCGAAACTGCCACCAATGGAGTGATTCTTGTGCGAGGTCTATCCGATAAGCGGACATAAACCCGGCATAAATGTAATCGGCGTCGTACTCGTAGGAAAAAACTGTTTCACCGCCCTCATCTCCGCCGGCTGTCTGCCGTGGTTCTGAACCGCAGCGGTAAAACCAAAAGATTTTTTCGATTGCCTCCCGAATTGTTGTTTCATCAAAAACTATTCCGGGATAGTAAAGTTCGAGCATTGTGAGGAGCTTTTCTTCGTCAGACAACTCTGCGTCCGAGAGCATTTCCTCAAATATGATCCCCGTGCGGAAAGATGTTTCGATTTTTACCTTGTTGCCAGCAATATCAACCATCTCCGGGAGGCCGTCTAATATAAGATTCATCAGATTCAATGCCTTTTAGCAGATACGACCTGGCCGAAAGACTTAGACCGCTGAGTATACTTATTCGTAAGGTCGTTAATCTCTTTCTTAGCCCCTGCCGCACATTCTGTAAGTTCTGCAATGGCTTCCATGTGGTTCCTTAGGTTCATTTTGTCCCCAAAGAGTTCTTTAGAAGTGCCCTCCCCGAAAATCCTGTCGAAGTATTCCCTCGCTACCGCACACTGCTCACGGAATGCGTCTGCTACCTTCTCATACTTACGATCGCGGGCATCTGTCGCCTTGTTATGCATATCACGTGTAGCGGTCTCATATCGCTCCATAAAGTCGGCATCGAAAAAATCTCCCTCAAGTTCCTTGCCTAAAACTACGATTTTCGCCATATTATTTTCTCCTTTGGTCGAGGCCATGAAAAAAGGAGAAACAATCCGCCTCGTTAGATTGCCTCTCCTCTGACCAGCTTCTGCCATGAGGTCAGAATACTGTAATCAGTTCATTATGCGTCGTAGGCTCCCTTGAAGTCTCCGGCGGTAAATGTCTTTGTTACTGTGTCAAACTTCCCCTGAATAGGGTCTCCAACAGCGTGCAAGGTACCGGATACAGATACCTTCTCTCCACCATCGCCCTCATAATCAGAAACCTCGTTCGCCACGATGAATTTACGCGCTTTGAAAAGCGCTGCTGTTTCTGTAGGGTTCCCGATAGGATTATACAAATCAACACGAATATACTCGTGCTGTGCGTCTCCTCCGGTGTGATGATCTCGCCCATCCTTCCATAATGCGGTAATAGCCGCCTGAGAAGGAATGTGGTCTGCTTCATAGGAGAACTCAGTCTCATATCCGATAATGTCGGTAGAGCTTGAAGTCTCATTGATGTAAGTGGTTGAATCGGTCTGTGCGGAAGGGCTTTCATTTACACTCTTAAATCCCGTTCCCATAAGTTCAAACTTGTCCCCAACCTTGATATAATCCGCGATTTTACTACGGACTAATGCCTTTCTGTCTGCACTAGCCATGTCTTATACCTCCTTAAAATATTGTAGTGTTAATTGAATCTGATACCTTGCTGTCGTCATAGTAGCGTCGAACATGTAGCCCGGTGCATCTACAATTAGTTTTTCCGCCTCGCATTTCTCCGGCATTTCTGGCAATACTCCAGCCTTACTTTGAGATTCTATCCAGTTACAGAGATTCTCATAAAATGTACTGTTCTGAATATTCTCAAGCCTGTCCAGAGAGTAATACTCACGGGATCCGAAGTTAAACTTGTATTGGCGAATACTTGAGCCGTCAAGGTACTCTTGAATAACCGGAGATACTACTCCGGTCTCTATCGTGTATTCCACAGCTTCATTTCCAAGGGCATCCACTCGGAACACTCCGTCTTTTAGTAAGGGGCATTTCATGAAATAATCGGTCAAGCCCTGTATGATTGAGTCTATCATTTTCCAAATGCCCCTCCAGCAGCCTTGAATATTGAATCTCGATAAGAAGCTTTCATGCTCTCAAACCACCTTCCTCTCGCTTGAGGATGTGCCGGGGAACCTCCGGAATTGTTGTAATACTGCCGTCTCGCGTATGGCGCAAGGTAGTTTATTTCTCCGGATCCTATGACGGTACCAAGCGTGGCACTCTTAATCATCATTCCTGTACGCATAGGAGTCAGCTTGTCCATATACCTAAGACACTCGCTATCAACTATTTCCTGCGCCTTTACGAAATCAGCACGTTTCTGTTTTCCGAAATGCTCATTCCACTTGAACCCAAATTTAAGATTTTCACCTTCTTGAACAAATGAAGCCGGAGTGCTGACATCCGGGAAATTTCTCTTTGTGCCCATTATGCGCCTCCTATCCTCCAATGCTTTACGATATCGCTCCCTCGGACTGTGTTATCAGCGTATTCTGTCACAGTAATCAGCTTAAGCCCCAGCTCTTCCGAAATCTTAGCAATTTCTTTGGCTGTATATTCTTCCTTTTCGCCATCTAAGAGAGTAAGAAGGATAAAGTCTCCTTTCCGGATAGTCCAGTATCCATCCGTATTTTCTACTTTGCGATACTTTCTCTCCGGGAGATATTCCTTCCTAATCTCTGAGCCGATTAAAGGCACTCGCAACTTATATATGCTTTGATTCGTCCAAACTCCGTCATTTGCGCTGACGCCTTCACTTTCATAATAAGAGGCCCCTCTAATCCCTGTCGGAATATATACATCAGTTCTAGTATTCGCGTTATATCGTGCATTGAATAATGTGATGTCTACCATGTTACACTCCAAAATCCATCAAGCCTGTTTGAGACAGATATGCATACGCTGCCTGATATAGGCTTTTCTCTGAAAATGCCGCCATATCCATCTCACTGGATCCTCCGAAGGATACGGAGTACCCATCATTGGATTCGCTTGATATCTCTCGCCCTTCATGGGCGTTTTTCCGCTTTTCTTCCCAGAACAGAATCTCAGCCATAGAACAAACAGCCAGCCGGACCGCAATTCCACAATCCGTCTGACTGATTCTCCCCATAGTGTAGTGATCCAGCTTAGCGCTGGCTCTTGTGGCGAGCCGATTAAAGGTACTTTCGTCCGTTATACGGTCACCGAGATACTCGCTCCGGTAGAACGCATGCTCGGCGTATTGCATAGGTTCTCCTTACTGTGCTGTGTGTGCGTAGACACCGGGAAGCTTGTTGTCTCTTACTTCTGCAATTCCGGCAGTACGATAACCGAACTTCCAAGCATCTGCATCCTGATTTTGATCAGGAGTAATGATCTTGTTTACGGTGTGCTTCTGGAACTGGATAACCGCTCTCTTATCTACCGCAAGGAAGTTGATTGCTCCGGCTCCCTTGAATCCTCCGGCTTCCTGTCCACTTGTAGTCCCATTGTTCAGGGTAATGGTCTTAAAGAAACGGGAAGAAGGAACTTCAATAATGCCAGCCCATCCGTCAAGTGCAGCGCGGCTTGCAGTGGTATCGAGCCCATCAATCATGTCCTTAAGAGGGGACTTAATGAACAGATAAACCGTATCCAAGCTTGCTTCCGCGTCCTTGATTGCACTCTTTGCCGCCATAACCGCATCAATCGCCGCCTTACCATTTGCCAAGGCACCAGCAGCAGAACCAATTCCTGCCTTCGAAGCATAAGTACCTAAGCGGTATGCGTCGAGCTCCGGAACAACCTTAGTACGAACGAACTCCGCAGATAGTGCGGAGAATACCGGTGTAGCCTCCATCTCATCCAAAGCATCTACAGTGAACATTCTTCCGCGGTCATATCCGATTTTCTTAGTCTCATACTCGAAAGTCACGGATCCGTTTACATACCCGCTGTTTCTTCCGTAGTTCGCAAGCCCATCCATGGACATCTTAGGAATGAGCAGCTCGTTTGCATTCGCTCCTTCTTTTACCAGAGTGTTGTCTCCGTCGAGGACACTTGTTAAAGACGCAAGCTTATAAACCTCGTCCAGTGCCTCGGAATAGAACTTTCTTAACTGAATTGCATTTGCCATTGTTTTTTCCTCCATCGATTAATTTAATTTTTCTCTTCCGGGAGTCCCATGAGCGCTCTCATAGTGGAGAAATCAGCGGAATTACCGCTTTCGCTACCTCCGGTTCTCCCAACTGCGTTTTTGTGTGGCTCTTCTGAGCCGAACATATAGGAATCAGACTTCCGAATAGCCTCAAGCGCTGTCTTAATGTCAGCACTCTGGTCTTTAGATGCCTTAAGAGAATCAATATCTAGCATTGCCATGATGGCCTTTGCATTCTTACCGCCTGCAGCAGTAATCGCTCCGGACAGAGTATCATTGAAAGCACGCTCTGCTTCTTTGGCGGTGTACTCATCATCCTTTTTCTTTAGGTCGCTTTGCAAATCAGTGATTTGTTTCTTAAGCGCTTCAACATCCACACCGTCAAACTTCCCTAGGCTTTCTTTTGCGGTATCAAGCTGGGATTCGTAATTGTCCCTCTCCCCTTCCGCCTTTGTCGCCTTGGCTTTCTCCGCAGCAATATCTTTTCCGTTCTCAGCCATAATCTTGTCAATCTGTTCCTGTTCGAGCCCAAGCTCCTTCAAAAATTCGGTTTTCATAGTCTCTCCTTTCACACATAGGTTGTTTTAGGGCTTTAACCAGCGCCCCGTGAATAATCCGCCTTTAAGGTCTCGGATTCTAGACCAATAAAAAGACACCCTCCCAAATGGGAAGGTGCCGATTTAACGAAGTATAGAATGGAATTAAATATGTTCGAGTTCTTCGGACATACAATCAAGAATGGCGTAGTCGTTTTCTCCGCCTATCCCTCCTTCAATCTTGCCTTTATTATCAGCCTCTACCACAAGGCATTGTCTTTCCCCATGTTGGGTTACATCGACAATCACTCCAGTAATATTCTTGTTCCTTACTCTAACCTTATCAAATAATTTAAACATTTCATTAACCTCCTATCCTATAAGCGGTTATAAATCTCGGCATTGCACCACTCTTGTCTATTCTCCAAACAGTTCTAAACGTTCTTTTTTTTCTACCTACGCCAAGCATCATAGAAATTGTATACTGCCGTCCTCCTTCTGGCAAGACTTCCGTAGTCTCTATTTTGCTTTGGTCATATTGTCCTAGAATATTTCTCCTTAGCCGCTTCTGGTCGCTTATACTGTTCGTATAGCCAACTGAAAAGAACTCATCGGCATGTTTTGCTCCAGGCTTTAAACAAAACTCGGAAATTTTGCGATTATCTATAACGACTATATTTTTATTAACCTCCGCTATTTTCCACTCTTTGTAGGTGGCTTGGCTAGGAGATATTCGCCCTTTTAGATCATAGTATATCCTTTCCCGCTGTTCAAGAAATCCGAAGTAATTACAAAATTCCTTGTACTCATCAAGCTGTGCCTGATATTTGCACCGCTCGATAGTAATATCCTCGGAATCTGCTCCTCCCTCTTCTAAGAGTTGAACCTCTTCTCTCTGTGCGCGCATATTGGTTTCCATACGGCGCTGTTTCTGCGTGGCTTCATAGGCGTTGTACTCTTTACCACGGAAAGTCTTCTTTCGTGCCTCTCTTGCGTTTTGTTCTGCAAGCCACTTATCTGTATACGTTCGCTCAGAACCCTCAAAGAATGGGTAATACTCGTGCCGGCAATTCCAACCGAGCAATCCTCCTCCGCTTCCAAGGCCGCAGATACTCTCAAGCTGTTTCTTGGAGTATACCTTTCCTTGCCATGCAGCGTGGTCTGGTCTCGCTCCGGCATGCCAGGATACCTCGAATTTTTCAACACCAAGACTTTCGGCATTCATATCCATAATTTTACCGGATAATTGCGATGCTCCTGTTAATACCGCTCTGCGCGCTGCAACATCTACTCTGTTGTGCCAGCCGGAGGCATAGTCTACTGTTCTAAGCCCGCTGTCTGTAAGTTCCTTACACACCCTGCGAATCAGAGTATTGTAATCATACATTCCTGATGTAAGTCCAATCATTGCCTGGTCAAGGTATCCATTGTATATCTCAGAAAGAGGTGTGTATACAGACTTCCCTTTCCCAATCATGAACCCCATAGATCTAGTTATCCCGGAAAGCTCCTGCTCAGTCTGAACCGTAATAGCTTTCACCGCCTGTTGAAGCTGGTAGTTTTCCGCGTAGGGTATAAAGTTTCCCGTGATTCTTTCATACTGTGGCTTGTAGATTGTGTACTCATTGGCTATCACCTCCTCATAAAGCCTCTTTACCTCCTTGCCGTTGTACCCAACAGCCGAGGCTATTATCTTCTCTATGTCGCTAGTGCTTTTCCCGAGCATAAGCATTCGGTTTAACTGCCAGTCTGCCATACTGGTTATCTTACCGGCTTTTTTTATCCTGCGGACTACATCCGCCATGACATCCTGCTCAAGCTTTCGGTATTTAGCCTCTAATCCTACCGCAAGAGAGGAACTATAGCTTTCTCTCACGGCATTATAGTGGACGGCTGCTCAGGCAGATTGGCGGCAGCAGTCTCCTCGTCCTCTTGGTACCACTTCGCCCTATACTCAGCAAGCCCCATAACACCCATAGCCACATCCTTGCGATCCTGTTCGCGTTCGCTCTCTTCGTCGGTAAGGATGCTGTCATTGAATGCACAGGAGAATTCATACTTAGTCGTATATAGCTCGCTGTAGAAGGCGAGGGCATCCACAAAGTCAGAAAGACAATCTCGGAGATTCTCTTGGATTGCATTCACTCGGTTATACTTCCGCTGCTTAGAGGCTCTAATTTCTGTTGCTGTCTTATCTACCTCTGAGGCGTCTGACAAATCCCCATAAGCAAGGCCTACAATGAACTCAATATTTCGGTAAGTCTTTTCCAGTCCCCTAATATAGGCTTCGTCCCTCATAGCCGGAGAGTATTCCTTATAAAGTTCTCCTTGGTTTTGCTCAAGGTTAAGTCCTCGGTATAGCCTCTGCTTTCCTTCCGGAAGCTTTACTCTTCCATCCTTGTGGCGGAGGGCTCTCTCATCTACATGGACGGCTCTTTCTCCGGAGCTGTACTCCCAATCAAGACGGCCGTACTGGATATCCGCCTTTCTAATTGCCGATACGGCAGCTGAATAGATTGACACTCCACACGGAGAGCCGTCTACTCTGTTCTTAAGCGGCACCCGGAAATATCCGTAATCGTTCTTTGTCATTCCGGGAAAGACAACGGGCCCTGGTTCAATGTTCGCCCACTCGTCTATGTCCGCAAGATTCCCGGGCGATCCTATCATGCTTTCCGAACTGGAGCGATAGCAACGATTCTCAATAACAAGATTGTGGTTATTGTCAAAATAGTGTCGTTCTACTCTTGTAAACCAGCTGTTCTCTCCTACCTTCTTACGGGTAAAGAACATAATGTCCGAAGGCTTGCCCTCATCATCAAAGGCAATAGGCACGAATTTATCTGCCGATACGAATTCCGACCGCCCTTCTCCTAGCGGCTTAAGGATAAAAGAACCTAACGCAAGGCCATCTTGCAAATTCTCGTTAAGGTCTCGAATGGCGTTCTTGAGCACGGCGTCCAATACCGGATTATCAATACTGGCCTCCATCTCTCCAAGAGCAATATCCGCAAATTCTCTACAGATACACTCCTCCAGCTTAAGAGATGTAATTCCTTTATCTTCGTTAATCCAATCCGCTGCGCCGCATATCATATCCTTCCACAGATTGATCGCGTCAATCATAGGCTGGGACATTGTGATATCTCGCCCGGCTATGCCTTTCATAATATTGTAACCGAACATCTTACCCATTACTCCTTTCAGCCAGTTTGTTAGATTTTCAAACATATTAAACCCCTATCAGTTCTTTGATATCGCGTTCATACGTATACTCCATAGCGTCCAAGCTATCTATGTCCGTAGAGCCGTCATCCAAACGTATATCATTTTCCTCTGTTTTATCCCATACAGCATCAGAGAGCGCATTTTGTACTGTCTCTGCATCGTCAGTAATCCAAAAACGCCCTACTCCCATAAGACGAAGTGTGCAGTTAATACGGTCATTTATCCGTTCTTTCTTTGCCGGGCGAACAATGATAAACGGGAATTCCTTTTCAACCGCGTTACGAATAGACATGCCGAGCACACTTTCCGCATTGTCCCAATACACGCTTTCCAAGTTATGATATCCGTCATAAGAGGTCATGCCGTAGGTCTCTTCTACATACCGGACAAAATCAATAAAGAGCCTGTCCAGCTTGTTGCTATCTATCGCCTCGCCGGTATCCGTTGCCTTTATTCTTCTAGAGGCAAGAATGATTAGATTCTGGTATCCGTCTGCATACCCTCTGGCCACAAATGCGTGTCCCGATTGATTTCCTCCGAAGTCAAGCCCAATCTCAATGCTGTTTATATCCTCCTTGCGAAACTGCTTACGATTCGCACCGGGGTCTATATTATTTACTATCTCGCACTTAAATGATGCGGGCTCATCAGCAAACTTTCTGTAGATTGCCCCCTCTGCTCTCTTCCAGCGACCAAGGATTAAGCGGTCATAATAAATTGTTCCGCTGTATTCCTTACAGAGATTGTCCACAAATTCCTTGGACAAGTGCGGATTATCAAAAATCGTGTATTCCTGTAAGTACATATCTACATCGGAATCTATAAACTTCTTAAGCCAGTGCGTAGGGTGTTCCGGGTTACAGGCACCATCAAAACACGAATAAGGTTTATCTAGTCGAGACTGTAATATCCGGAATACTTCCTTGTTCCACTTAGCAATCTCGTCCCCGTAGGCATACTTTATCGAGGCACCCTGTATCTTTGCCACCTGTGATATCTTCTCTGCTCCAAGGCAGTAAACATCCTCGCCGAATAGCCTGGCAATATTTCGGGAATTAATCATCCCGACTCGCTTTAGTGTGTATACCTCCCTCATAGGTTCTAGGACGTTTCGCTCTATTGTATCTCGTGAAACTCCCAGTATTACCGTAAGTCCCAGCTTTCCTAGTCTCTCTATGATCCTTTCTGGTATTACTGCTGTGATATCCACGAACGATTTACCGGAACGCACCGCTCCGGATTTAATATTCCACCGCCTTTTTGCTTGCTCAAGATATTCAGTTTGTTTCGTGCTTAAATTTATCACGGTTCTTCATCCCTTCAATAAACTGCAACACTACATCGTTATCTGTCGTCTCCACCTCGTACTTATCACGCTGGCCAAGATACTGCTTGCCTAGCCATATCGCCATAGCTGCATTCTTTTCCGCCAGTCTGAACTGTGCCCGGCGGAGTGATATTTTCCCCGGACTCCGCTTTTTGTTGTAAACTTCGGAATAACTTTCGTCGTATGTTCTTTTTGCCCACGCATCTAAGGTCTTGTCCGTTATGTTAAACCAGCCGCAAATTTCTTCTTTGCTGCATTGCAGTCCACACAGCTTTTCAAACTCCGTCTGATTTATTTCTTTTCTTGGTCTTGCCACACTCCACCTCCTTTCTTAGGCATACAAAAAGCCCGAGGATTTCTCCCCGGGCACGAGTCCTCCTCCGATATGGAGGAATAGAACCAATTTCGTCATTTTACATTTTATCACACTAAAAGCGGACAGAACGGGACAAAACGGACAAAGTTTCAAAAATTCTCTTTAAGGTACCTCTCCAGTTCCTTACGCACACTTTCCCCGCTGCATCCGGATAGTCGCATCCCGACTTCCTCCCAAGTGTAATTGTCGAAGTATTTAAGATGTACGATTCTCCGAATCCGCATGGGCGTAGTGGAGAGCCATTTCTCTACCTTTAGTTTCAAATTACAGGCATCGGCTTTTTGGATATAGAGGAGGTACTCTTCTCTACTGATGAGATCCATTTCCTCCTCCGGGAATCCCTCGAGTTTAAAGCTCCTTTTTATCCAAGGATACTCGGGGCTGGATCCTTCCGTTTTGTCGATAATGGTTGTCCGTGCCTCTTTTAACCCGGCTATCCTTTCCTCTGTCTCCTTTATCAGCTCGCAAGCGTCTAAATATTGTTCAAGTGTCTTCTTCTCCATTGCCCGCCTTTCTAAGCCTTGCCTTTAAGGCTCTAAGTACATCCTCTTGATTCTGTCCCTTTTCAGAGAGGGACTTTTTAATGTCATGGTCTACTGTATCCGTACAAAGCAGCTCATGCACGATAACCGGCTTTTCTTGTCCTTGCCGGAAAAGTCGAGCATTGGCCTGTGCATACAACTCATAGCTCCAAGGTAGCGAAAACCAAATAATGCTTCGTCCGCCATACTGGAGGTTGATTCCGTAAGCCGTACTTGCAGGATGAGCAAGTAATATATCTATCCGCCCTTTGTTCCAGTCTTCCTCATCCTTAGGGCTTTTAAACTCTCTAACTTCTAAACCTGACTTCTCCAATGCTTTCAGAATCCTATCCTTGTCATGCTTAAAATTGTAAAATACTAAAGCGGATTCCCCATTTAATTCTTCCACAAGCTCTGTAAAACGCTCCAGCTTGCAGTCATGGATATGGTTCACTACTTTATCCTCATCGTAGATTGCCCCATTGGCACACTGGGATAATTTGTTTGTAAGCACTCCGGCAGATACTGCGGTTATCTCTGACTCCTCCAAGGATAGAACCATGTTCTTTTCTAGGTCTTGGTAGGCCTTTAGGGCTTTCTTATCCAGTTCAACCGGTACCTCGTTATAGACGATAGAGGGAAGCTCCAGATAGTCTTTCGCTTTCAGGCTTATGCAGATGTCGGAGATTTTCTTTGTGATTGCTTCTTTCGCTCCGGGCTTTAAAGTGTACCCAAATCCTGAATAATCCTTTGTAAAATACCTCGTTCTATAGTGGGTTATATATTCCCCCAGTCGCTCTCCCCTATCCAGTAAATAGATCTGGCTCCAAAGGTCTTCCATACTTTTAGGATTCGGTGTACCGGTAAGGGCTATTAAGCGATTCACAAAAGGTAGCGTTCTTTTTAAAGCTTTGAAACGCATAGCCTGAGGGTTCTTAAAGCTGGAGCTTTCATCTACTACAACCATATCAAAGAACCACTTCCTCCCAAGGGTTTGACAAAGCCAAGCCACATTGTCACGGTTCGTAATGTAAATATCTGCGGCTTGATTGATAGCAGCTATACGCTCTTTTGCGGATCCTAAGACCTTAGATATCTTTAGGTCCTTAGTATGCTCCCATTTTTTAGATTCCGTGGTCCAGGTCGATTCCGCTACCTTCTTCGGAGCAATGACCAGAACCCTAAAAATATCTAGTCTGTCCTTTAACTCCATAATAGCCGACAGGGTAATAATCGTCTTTCCAAGTCCCATGTCTAAGAAGAGGCCTACGGACTTGTCTTTGACAATGCGGTCTATACACATGGTCTGATAGTCATGCGGTATAAACTCCATAAGATTTCGCCTCCTCTCATTTATACTCCGTTCCGGATAGGCAGTTGTTTTGAAAGTCTTCTACAAACTTCCGAACTCCCTCCATGCCGTAGATAACATAAACTTCCTGCTTTAATGCTTTAAGTTTTTTTATTTGAATCTCCTGCAGAGAAGACAGCCTACCCTTTATGGTTTTCAGTTCGGCAAAAAATACCTTGCCCTCTTCCGTAATGAATAGCCTGTCCGGAACACCCCTGCAATTTGGAGACACGAATTTATACGATTCACATCCAAGGTTCCAAAGCATCCGCACCAATGCTTTTTCCACTTTCCTTTCCTGTTCTACCATTTCACAAACCTTTCAAAAAAAATTAAGTGGTAACAATGGTAACCAACTTTTTGATTTTCCTAACATATATAGGAAAAGAAGAAGATACATATTTTATCTATTAAATACGCGTATATATATGGCTTATTTAAGTATTTAAGGCTATAAATAGCTAAGTTCTTCTTTAAATAAAATATTTTCTTTTTTAGTAAAATAATGGTTACCATGGTTACCAGTAGCTTATAAACCCAGTATTTAAGCCGTTTTTTAGGATTTATACCGGTAACTAACTAGCTAAAAACTGGTAACCATGGTAACCAACTTTTATATAGTTTATTATTTTTAACTTAATTGTTAAAAAATAGATGGTTACCAGTAGACCAAGTTGGTTACCAGCAAAACGCTATTTTTGACTACCTGTCCGGCGGCCTATAGCATCTTTGCTTTCCATAATTCACATCTCTAACAGTGCTTTTTTTCCATCCCTTCATCTGCTTAATTATCTTGTTGTATCTATTCGATTCCTGCTTCTTTAGACTGCTTATTTCCAGTCTAAGCATCTCGCAATGGATATTCTGCGCAGATAGATAAGGCATAGGCATAAGTGGCGAATCCTCCTTGTCCTGCTCTCCTCTTTCCAGCTTATCCAGATACACTCGCCTGCCCATAAGGTCCATTTCCAGCCAGTTGCTAGGAACCATAATTTCGGAAAACCGCTCTACCAAAGACTCATAAGGATCCTTTTCGGAATACTCCTCGTGCATCTTTGCCAGAGTTTCCGTGCTTTCTTTGGAAAGAACTTGGTAACGAAGTTCATCATAGTGTCCATCGCATAGGTTCACCATAAAGCAGATTTCCGCCCATATCTGATCAACCTCTTGCTCCGTAAGCTCATCCCAGATATCTTTCTTTATCTTCTCAGCATTAACCGGTAAAGGATAAAATCTTCGGTTTCCCGTAGTATCCTTTAAAAACTCATCTTCATTACTGGTACCGAAGAAAACGCATTTTCTTGGATGCTCCTTACTGCGCCTTGCGTAAGACTCTCGGTAGTTCGAGCTTCTCGTTGATAAGAACTGCTTAATTTCCGTAGACTCCTGCCGGTTCAAGGCTGTAAGCTCTGAAACCTCCACAATCCACTTTCCGGCAATCGTGTCCTCCGCTTCCTTACCGCTAAACTTTACAAGGGAATCAGTAAACCATTCCTTCCCAAGCTTCTTAAGAATCGTACTCTTTCCTATGCCCTGCGCTCCTACTAAGATAAGCATATTGTCGTACTTCGCACCGAACTTGAAGGCTCTTATAACACAGGCCTCTAAGGTCTTTAGCGTAATTTCCTTTGTGTAATCACAGTCTTCTGCACCTAGGTAATCGATAAACAACCTTTCTGCCCTGCTTTTTCCATCCCAGCGAAGAGCATTCAGATAATCAGCTACCACATTGATCCGATGGTCTTTAAAGACTAAGGAAAGGGCTGCATTCGCCTTCTTCTCGTGGTGTATCTTGTAGAACAACTCCAAGTACCAAAACAAGCCGTTATCATCTTCATCAGTCCACTCGTGATTGCCACTTTTATCCCAAGGCACTGCTCCGCCGCAAAACTTCTTATCTGTAAAGGAGTCGGAGTAAATCTTCCCTTTTAGGTTGTGATCGTTCTCCATAACCTTCTTAAAGTTGTCAATCGTTGGAAGAACTCGCCCTTCTTCATTAACCAGAAGCTTATTCATCCAGTCTGTATTTACTTCGCCCTTGGATACCTTTTCAATCTCTCCTTTAGAGTGCTCGCTGTCGTCTTCTTCAAAGGCTTTCTGTGCTTCTAATATTCGCTCCTCATGTAAGCACTTCATAGCCTCAGAGTCGGACATAACGAGCTTCTCCATCTCTTTAAAAGACGGCCTATTGCTCTCCAGCATGGTGCTCCGGACACTTTCGTCTAAATCCCCGAACTTGTGAATACGTACTAAGTCAAAGGCATTCACAAGGATTCCGCTGCACGGATCCGTAGCATGATGGGAATAAAGAAAAGTATCGTTGTCATAGAGCACCGCTCCTCCGGTGGTAGAGCCGTCTGCATAAGTCCAGCGGTCTGCCTTATCGGTTGGAACATAAATCCCTTTAAGGAATTTCGCTATCGCCGAAGGAATATCATAGGTCTTACAGAAAGCACCTATAAGGCCGTTTTTCTCTAAAGGGTTCCCTTGCTTTGCGATGTGCTTCCGGATAAGAAGATTTTCGGTCTTGCAAGTTGGCCACTCCGATACATTTTGCCAGTCATGGTACAGGCCTAAGACTTCTTCCTTCTTAACCATCTCCCCCGTAAAGACCTTGAATAGGTAGTCCGCACCTTTACAGATGGAGGGGAAGTACATCAAGCGGTTTGCTTCGAAAGTAGTCGGGTCTGCATAGTCTATCCCTATCTGACTTGCCAGCATTCTGGCTAAGGGCTCGTACTCCTCAACGCTTGAAGGTTCCGCCAATGGAAAAAGGATTCTAAGCCTCGGCTTATCCTTTGTGTGTTTTCTGGTGCTGTAGAGTAATGCAGCATAGCCAAGCTTCTCTACTGCCTCCAAAATGCCGTCTAAGTCAGTTCCCGGGATATTATCAAGGTCGAGGGTTACAAGTTCCCGGCTTAAAACATCTGTAGCCTTTCTTGTTGCGCCTTTCAGCGTTCCTCCTACGAAACCGCCTACGTCCTTTAATTCGTCTTGCTTATCCTTAGACAAGGCCATATATTCCGAAAAGCTTTCCGCCCCCTCTTTAGGAGTAGCGAATAAGGCGGTAAAATCATTCCAGCTATATTCTTTTTCTTTCCATTGCTTAGATTTTCTGTTGTTCGCAATGGAAACTTTAATCTTTCTGATAGAACTGTCCACTGAATCCCGCCCCTTTCAAAATTAAGCCTTTTGCCCACGGTATAGGCTCTGCCATAATGCTGCATAACTCATCAACTGTTAAATCCATTCCCGCATCCACAATCACTTCATCATGAACATGGAAAACGATTCTGTAGCCTTTACTTGTTATCCTGTCCAGCGTTTCGCAAAGGCAGTCCCTTGCTATGCCTTGAACAATGTTCTCTACCAATTTTCCTCCGAAGGTGCTGGACTCTTCCCACTTCTTTGTAGTTTGGTTCTGCGTGTAAAAGTATAAGGACTCGCTTCCGAACTGGTTTAAACCGATGTACGGCTTACAGTAGAAAAGCTTCCGTTTGCTTGGAAGTTCTATGGTTAGGAACCTTAAGCCGTTCTTTAGATCCTGCTCCATACGGAAGATAAGCCCATTCACTTGCCTTGCCCTTCCGTCTCGTACGGTCCTTAGTGTATAACTGCCTACAGAAGACCATAAAGCCACGATCCTTTGATTAGCATTCCGCCATCTAGTCACGATTTCCGGAAGTTCATCTTCTGAAAGCCCCATCTTTAAGGCTCCCATAGAGATTAGAGCGTTCGTCCCTCCTTGATAGCCTAGTGCTAAAGTCGCAACTTTTCCTTTTTGACGGAGAGCGTATTCCGGATTCCCTTTTGCTATCTTTTCAATAGGGACATGGAACATCTGAGAGGCTGTCGCTTCATAAATCTTTCCGTGAGTCGCAAAAACCTCCTGTACCCATGTTTCCTTTGCAAGCCAGGCGATAACTCTCGCCTCAATGGCGGAGAAGTCTGCCACAACAAATTGATTCCCTGTACTCGGAATAAATGCTGTTCTAATAAGCTGTGAAAGCGTGTCCGGAATACTGTCGAAAAGAAGCTTTAAGGTTTCATAGTCCTGCCTTTTTACGCAATCTCTAGTTTCGGCTAACGGCTCTAAATAGTTCCTTGGAAGATTCTGCATCTGCACAAGTCTACCGCTAAAGCGCCCTGTCTTACTGGCTCCGTAGAATTGGGAGATACCTCTTACCCTATCCCCTTCTCCTATGGTGTTCGTCATGGCTTCGTACTTCTTAACGGAGGTCTTTCCTAACTGCTGCCTTATCTCTAATACCCTTCGCACCTTTAGAGGCAAATCTTCTTTCAAAGCGCTTTCTATCGTCGCTTTCTGGGTATTCTTTAGGGGATAGCCTTGCGCATTTACCCAATTAAGTAATTGCGTAGGGCTGTTAGGGTTCTCAAGCTGTGTAAGTCTTATCGCCTCAGTCAAAAGCTCCTCTTCACACCGCTCTTGAATCTTTATTGCACCGTTTACAAGCTCGGTATCTACTTTTACACCGTAGTCGTTCATAGCAATATCCTGTCTCCAGCGCTCCCATTCAAGCTCCGGAACAGGGAAGCCTGAAAGCCTGTTCTCTATCTCCATTTCTGAAACAACGTCCTGTCGGTTATACTCTTTAAAAGCTTTCCACTTTACGGCATCCGGCTTATAAGGCTTTACGCAGAAATACCGGATTAGCTGTTTACCTACAGCGGACTTCTTTTTATCCTCCGGTATTCCTAAGGCTTCTCCGGTGTTGGCAAGCCCTGCCGGAAGGCTTAAATACATTGCATGGATCATAGTGCATTGCCACTGATCAAGCGGAGTCTTTATGCCGGCACGGTTTAAGCAGTACCACTCAAAAGCCGCATTGTAAGCGTGCTTTATAACTTCCTTATCCTGTAAAGCAGTTAAAATAAAATGGGGAATTTCTTCCCCATTCTCAAGATCAATGACTTGCACTTCTTCTCCGTCAAAGGAATAGGCAAAAAGCATGATTCTAAACTGCTCTGATTGTGCGTATCGGTACGCTCCGGCCTTTTGGATATCGATATCCGAAAAAGTCTCTATATCAATGCTTAAATGCCTCATTGCCCCTCCTATCCGAAAATACTGTCACCAGCTAAATCTTCAAAAAATTCATCTCCGAAAGCCCCATCCACAGATACTCTGGTGCCGCCTAATGGCTCTCCATCCCTTGTCTTCTGAATAGCATTCAGCCCGCAAGCTACCCCTTTGTTTCCGTTCGAGTTGTATGCATAAAAGCTGATGTTTGCTCTTGCATAGCATCCGGAATAAACTTCTGACTGATCTAAGATCTCCTGTCTGTTTCTATCTACTACCTTTGGCGGATAAGAAGGATTAGCCTTGGCATTAATAAGATAATGTCCGTGGCACTCCTCTCCGTAAGGCTCTCCGTCTGTAGGTCTTACGCCGTCTCCGTCCTGCAGAGGGCTTGTAAGCTTAGCGGGAATCTTTCCTTGGAACTTCTTATCCTTTCCTAATACCGTAGCTTCTTTGATGGCCGTTTCTATAGCGGCAATAGTCTTGGTATCGGACTTTGGAATTAAAAGCATTGCGCTGTACTTAAGGTTCCCTGATGGATCTGCAGACGGCTCAAAAATATTTACATAAGAAAGTCTTACTTCTCCGGTGGTGATTACTGTACTCATAATTAATTTTCTCCTTCATCATTAAACATAGTTTCTACGCTGTTATATGCCGGTCTTTCGTCCGACTCTAAAGTAAGGGTTGGCTTACCTTTAGATTTGGTTACATACTTCTCCGCTATGGGCGTAAAGCGCTTCTTCCCAAGAAGCTTCTCTACCTTGGAAAGAGTAAGCGGAACGGTTTCATAGAGCTCTTCTTCCTTAGCTTCTTCGCTGTCAACGATGTACTTAAAGGCTTCTTTTTCATCAGTCCACACTCTTGTAGACCGCCCTTCTACTATCTTCCAACCTTTTATTTCTTCTCCAAGTAGTAGCTTGTCTTTAGCGCACTCCCCAACATCTGCGAGCCACGTAGGGAAGCCTGAGCACTTTGTTAGGATATCCCCTAATTCATCATTGCTAAGAAGCCGTGGATCCTGCTCCTCTAAGAACATGAGTGCAAGATTCTTTTCTGCTCTCGCCCGGCAAGTTGCTTTTACTTTGCAAAATCTGCAAGTATCCTCCTCCGGACAAAATTCCCCTTCTCCCTTGAAGGCTACTTCTGCTTTCTTTTTAACTTCTTCCCCGAAGGCTAAGAGATCCTCAACGGATAACTCCCAAGAAGAAGGCTCCTCGTCTATCCTAGGCTGCACAATCGTAAGTCTTACAGTCTTAAAGTCCTGCATGAATGAATACAAATCGTATGCTCCTAAGGCGTAAAGCATAAGCTGGGGATTCTCTACAGGAGATACCTTCACGCCTCTGCCATACTTAAAGTCGATAACATGGAGTAGCTCTTCCCCTACTATGATGCAGTCAGCTGTACCAAAGCCCTCCGGTACATAAGCGGACAGGTCTAGGGCCTCCTCTATCCTTATGTCTCCATTCTCCTCAAGCATTGTCTGATAGCAGTAATCCGCATAATCCTGCGTAAAACGCTCCATCTCCGGAGAATAGAACTCCGATTCCTTTACCTTCTTAGTTGCTTCTTCTACATCATCTCCTAGAAGCCCCCTAAGCTTGCATTCGCATAGTTCATGAGCAACAGTCCCTTCCTTAGCTGCTGTGCCTTCCTCTACCGCTACTTCATCCTCTAGCCTTGCGGATGGTGTGCAGTGCATCCATCGGTGCGCAGAACTGGCGGATAGTAAGGCGTGTGCTCTTTCTTCATGGTTAGGCATTAAATTTTCCCTCCGATGGCTACGAACTTCTCCACGAACTGACTGATTAAATCACCCTCTAACTGAGACAGCTGTTCAATCCCCATCCCGGATAGGATTTCTTTTGCCTTTGTCAAGTTATCCTGATTGTTTCTTGTGAACTCCATGACGGCTTTTCTAAGTTCTGCAGTAGTGATTTGAGGTTTAGCTGCAGCTTCTTCTTTTACCGGCTCTACCTTCTTTACCGGCTCCTCTACTTTTACGGGCTCCTCCGTTTTCACCTTTTTCGGCGGATCCGGAATTGCTTCTGTAGGTATTGCCGCCCTGAGATATTCCACAATTCTTTTAGCTAACCCGTCTACGTCTGCATCTGTTAATTTGACTTCCATTTTTCTTTCTCCTTCTCTTTTCTTCAAACTCCAGTAAATCTATGTAATAGGCCAGAAGTACGCCGAGTACTAAACCTAGAAGCATACACTCTACTAATGTGGCTGCTGAGAATGCTCCATAGTCAAGAGCGGCTACTATGGCCATAAGGAACAGCATGTCAATGCCGAGCAAGCAATTCGCAACCAGCTTCATTTCTTTGCTCCTCTCCGAAAAACCTTTGCAATTTTCTCATCTGAAAACTGCAAACGGTCAAATACTGTCATTAGATCCGTGAAGGAATACGTTCCGTGCTTACGCTTATAGCAGAGCCCTCGCTCGGACACTCCAAGCCAATTAGCCATGTCCTTGTTGGTTATCCTGAACTCGGCTTTTTTCTTTCTTACTTCCCTGTCCAACTGTGCTGCAGGATAGGATTTATCTAACTTTACAAGTGGCATTGACTACCTCCGTTCTAAATGCGAATCTTCTGTACCAGTTCAGATATCCCGGAAAGAACTCCCTGATTGTTTGCTCCGGAGTAAGGCGCATGTAATTTGCTATAGTAGCAATCTGTCCGAGATTTAATGAGTTGGTTTTATACTTCTCTTCCAGATCCTCCGGAGGAATACCCAGAATTTCTGCAAGCTTTATTGTTGATGGCTGTATCATTTGCCCTCCTTTTAATCATCATCCGGATCCCAGCAGTCCCCACCGTGTAAATTCTCTTTCCTGCAAGCTTCCTCGAAGTCTTCTTCTCTCCACTTCTCTTCAAGAGCATTGCAGTAAAGCGCTTCCACTTCCCCTGCAATTAGTGTTCTAACCGGTATTCCTTGTTCTTTTGCTTCATTTGAGAAGTGTGTAAAGGCTGATTGACTGATGTCTATGTAAACTCTCATTAGATTTGCCTCCTATGGCCGTTCGTGCTATAATTTGCACGAACTAAATATTTTGGTTTAGGTTTGAGGGGTTACCTGTCGTGGTGGGCGGTAATCCCATTTTCTTTTTAGATTTCACCTTCACTCTCCATCTTGAAGTAGTTCCATGCCGCCAAAGCGATAAACTCCTCAACAGTCTTGTTACAATCCTCTGCCTGTGCCTTAAAATAGTTGTAGGCTTCCTCTTCAATCTTGATAGTTACTTCTTTCATGCGATTTCCTCCTTATATCCTCCGCAGTAGCGGTTAACAAAATAGATTTGTCCTTTTCCGGTAACCTTTGTTGTCTTGCTGACGCGGATACTGCCGTCCGGATTATTGATTACCGTTTCTTTGATCTCAAAGAGTCCGAGCTCCATAGCTTTCTGAGTAGGCATGTTATAATCAGAGCCATTTCTCTTAATCAGGAATCCGTCTTGCCTGAATGTTTCAAAAAGTCTCTTCTGGCCAGTTTCATAGCCGTTGGCCTTTAGAATCTTTGCCAGCTCTCCGATTAAGATAGTGCTTTGGGAACTTGCAACGCTGTCTGCGAAGATCTCTTTGGGTTTCATCCTCTCCACATCAAGCTTCAAGGTGCTCAGTTCCTTCTCTGCAATCCTGAGTGCTCTTGCCATAATCTTCTCCGGGCTGTTGTAGTCCTTCTCTACTTGAATGAAGTACTGTCTCGCTTGCTTCCCTACTTCGGTTCGCTGTATCATGCAGATTTCTTTGGCCATGTCGATAGTGAGGAGATGGTCTGTGCTAGGTCTGCCTCCGGTACTTTCCGACAAAAATGTCGAAAAGTCTTTTCCCTCTGAAAATCCGTATTCGGCCATTCTTGGGAACCATTTGTCGTATGGTGTTGCCACCTTTAGAAAATCATGCAGCTCTCTTCCTAGAACCGTAGGCTCTCCTACCTCGTTCGTTGTGATTTTGATTAGTTCGTTCAATTCTTTTCCTCCTTGTTAGCCGCCTACCGTAGGGCAAATACATTCCCATTCGTAGTCTTCAAATTTAATTTCCTCGTCCTTGCGTATTTCTCCGTCCTCTATCAAGATGTCTTGGTTGAACTCCATCCCTTTCTCAAAGGCGTAAAGATTCATATCTACGCTGTACTTCTTGCATAAGGTCGAAAGCTCCTCTGCATCTGCGGCCCAGGCAAACTTTGCGTCAAATAAAGCTATGAAAGTTTCACCATCTTCACAGTCCGAAAAATCTACGCACAAGTTTTCTACAAAGCCTCTGGTTGTTCCTTCAATCCAGCAACCCTTGTCAGACTCGACCTCTTCAAAGTCTGATAGTTCCAGTTTGTGAAGTTCATTGCCAAAGAAATCAACAGGCTTCAGACCTTCCAAAACGAACTTCTTTACGTTGGCTGCCTTTCCTCTTACCTTCAAACATCCTTCACTCCAATTAGGCATTTTCCTTTTCCTCCTCCATTCTTTCAATTTCCGCTTTCATAGCACTAGCCAGCACCTCGATTACGGAATACTCTGCCCTGAGCGTTTCTAATACGTTTGGATCGTTTTGCACCGACTTCTCAAAGACCTCCAAGGTTTCCATTGCACTCGCCCCTTTCTCCCCTCCTGATTTGATGTAATCAAGGTGTCTACTGGCGAGGTTTTCTATAGCTTCTTTCCAAAAGTCCGTTTTCCTTTTCCTCCTTTTTAGTTGTCTTCCAACTGCACTTCTGACCTTCTAATTTCTAAAGTTGGTATAACATTAGGGTTTAAAAACCCATTGAATATCAGCATTGCGGCTTTATGCCTAGCACTTTCTGCGTCGTCAGCTTCGACACGAATCTCAACCTCTACGGTATTTTTAACTTTGTAGTGCGCCATTTATTTTTCCTCCTTTCTTTCATCTCCTGAATCCTCGTCACCTAGTAGCGCTATGATGTATGCTATGACCATTCTCTTTTGCTTCTCATTTAGCTTTTCAAATAGCTCAAGCATTTTGTTCCTCCTTTCAAATTTAATTTGATACCTGGGCAAAAAAAATAATGCTGTCTAAGGGAATCTTATACAATTCCGATAAGGTTCTGGCCTGAGAAATTGAAGGCTCTGCCTTTCCTTTTTCCCACGCTACTACAGTATTAGGGCTAACATGTAGCATTTTAGCCACTTCTGACTGGGTAAATTCAGCATTCACCCTGGCCGCTGCGAGGCTAATCCTCAACTTTTCCAATTCTGAATCACCTTCTTTCCACTGCTTATTTTTTACATATTTTTGTTACAACGCAATCATAATTCGAATTTAATTTTAAGTCAATAGCTTTTTTCAAAAATATTTTGAATTTACTATTGTTACTAATCAAATAATATTGTAATATAGCTTACATAAACATAAGAAGGGGGTTAATCAGTATGTCAGACGAACTGCAAAAGAAAATATTTTCTGAGAATCTAAACAGACTGTTACAGGATAGAGACAAAACTCAGTCCGAAGTCGCTAAAGAGATTGATGTGTCTCCTCAGACTTTTAATACTTGGACTCAGGGAATAGCAATTCCTCGGATGGGAAAAATTCAAAAGCTCGCAGACTACTTTCACGTTGAAAAATCGGCCTTAGTTGATAGGCAGAGAAACGGTTTTATAGATGCGATATCGTTTGTCAACGTTAACACACCTCAAGAGCCAGTCAGCTACTACACCAATCCGGAGACTGCAAAAGTAGCACAGGAAATATTTGATAACTCCGATTTACGAATCCTGTTCGATGCCGCCAAGGACTCCACACCGGAACAACTGAAACTCGCTGCCGAAATGCTTAGACAATTCAAAAAGACAACTGGGGAAGACTAATGATTGATTTAGACGATTTATTCGTAAGGCTCGTACCTAATCTATCAGTGAACGAAATGATTACACCTTGCGAAAATGGGTATTCGGTATATATCAAGGAGGAATTACCGGAAGAAAAGAAAGTAGAGGCTTTATATCATGCCTATGTTCATAAGAAGAACAACGACTTTACTAGAAGCGATATACAAGATATAGAAGCAAGGGCGCATTATAACTTAGAAAGCCTGGCAGAGTTTAGGAAGGCTCTCAGGGAAGCACAGGCGCAGTACGAATGTTGATAGGGTAACGATTCGTTACTCCATTACAAAAGCACACAAAGCACCAAAAGGAGAAAATCTATGAAACATGGCTATCCGGCAATTTTCTATAAAGAAGAGGACGGGAGATATTCCGTTTTATTCCCTGATTTTGATGCGGCCACCTGCGGAGACGACCCGGACGATGCTGTAGCGATGGCTGAGGAGTGCCTTGCTTTACAGCTCAAAGGGTTAAGGCAAGACGGGGATGATTTTCCTGTGCCCTCTCCTCTCGACAAAATAGATCCTGCTGCCTATGTTAATGATTTAGGTGACAGCGTTCCGCATATTCGTCTCATCAGTGTCGACCTTAATGATTATAACTAGGAGGCTTTGAAATCATGAGTATTCCTAAGTGGATTGTTAAAGATGTTCAGGCGACGGAAAACCACGAACTCCTGCTTACTTTTATGGACGGCAAAAAGGGAATCTTCGACTTTCTTCCACAACTTCAGAAGCCCTTTTATGAAAAGCTGAAAAATATAGACTTCTTTTCTACCGCCCATGTCGAAGACGGAACCGTTGTTTGGGATGACGAAACAGACATAGCACCGGAATATCTATACGAGAATTCGTAGTAGACAGGGACCCTACATCAACCTTTTATTTAGTTTGCCAATTTTTAAGCAGGAGGGATACTATGGCGATAGAAAGACTGAGAAGCGGGCACTATAGAATCCGCTTCGAAAAGGACCGGAAGAAATATTCCATAACCACCGATAGAAAGCCTACAAAGCATGAAGAAGCAGCTCTGATTCAAGAATACATGGAAAATCTACTGGAGCAACAGAATAGAAAAAAGAATGGCTCTTTCCTGGATTTTGCAAATGAATATATAGACAGTAAAGAAAAGGTACTTTCTGCCAGTACCATTAGAGGATACAAAGCCACATTAAGAGGAATACCGGAATCCTTTACAGGCCTTCCCTTTTATGAGATAGAGCAACACGATATTACTAAAGTAATTAACGATATGATGGATAAAGCTAAGCCAAAAACGATATACAATAGGCATGGTCTGATTGTTTCCGTGCTAAAAGAATTCCGACCGGCTTTTGTTGTTCATACCAAACTCCCCAGGAAAGAACAGAATGATATATATACCCCGGGAGAAGCAGAGGTGAAAGCCCTTTTTGACTACATTGAAAATACACCAAGGGCGAATAAATACTATGTACCGCTCTGTTTGGCCGTGATGGGATTAAGACGGTCAGAGATAGGGGCTTTAACTGTTGAAGACCTCTCTAAAGACAATATGATTACCATAAATAAGGCTAAGGTTATCAATTCTGATAAAAAATGGGTGATTCAACCTTATACAAAGACGGAGAAGAGTAATAGAATTATTCCCGTACCTGCTAAGTTAGCCAAAGCAATACGAAGACAGGGGTTTGTATTTAATGGGGATTTAAACAGCTTCTACAAAAGAATAGTGAATATAGAGAAACGTTTAGGATTACGCCCTTTCGGAATCCATAGACTACGTTCCTATTTCGCCAGTAAAGCTCATGCACTTGGAATGCCGGATTCCGTTATTCTGTCTTTAGGAGGATGGAAGTCGGACTATGTAATGAAAAGCATTTATAGAAAAGCTCTTAAAGAGGATATAAAAAAAGGTACACAAGCTTATCTGAAACACATTGCCACAATGGAGAAATCAAAGAAGAAAAAAAGCACAGAACCGCCCACGAAACCGCCCACGAAAATTAAACAATGTTGATTTATAGCCATTTTTAGGTATTTTTCCGTGGGTTCAAGTCCCATCTCCCGCAGAAAATAAAACGCTAGGAATTAAGCCAAGAACGGCTTGAAACCTAGCGTTTTTACTTGTTTTTGAAGTCTTTTCATGAAACCCGATTACACCAAAAAGTAACTATTTTTCATGGTGAGCCGCCCACGAAACCGCCCACGCTTATTCCACTATTTCTATGCTGCTATCTCTTCCTATTAGAAGAGACTTCACAGGATCATACACTCCATCTGCACCTACAAAGTCATAGCCGTCACCCTTCGCTTTTCTGACTTTGGCATCGGTCGCCATTAAGCCGGACTTAGTCAAGTAGTACCACTTACCTTTATCCTGGAGCCACTGTTCGGAAAGCATAGCTCCGTCCTCCCCAAGGTAGTACCAGTCGTCTGCAGATTTGAACCATCCCTTAATCATTTTTCCGGAATCATTGAACACATACCAGCGACCATTTATAAGGCACCACTGTCCTTTCACAGGAACGCCGGATTCATCATAATAGAACCATGCCTCTCCATCCTGCTTCCATCCAGTAAATAGATTCTTTTGGTGTTGATTACAAGCTGTATAAGCCACCCACGATACAAAGATTTGACACCAATACACTCCATTCATGCCGTACCACTCGCTGTACTTGGTGAAATTGTTCATGCCGGCATTTCCCGTCTTACTGCCAAGGTCTTTATTACTACCCTTTTCAAGGTATCCTACTTCTTCCAATGCAGCTTGGATAAATTCATCTACTGTACAAGTATCAGCATCGAAGAACGGTCTTCCGAAGCCGTCAATAGTCCTATCCTTTCCAGGGATGAATGTGTAAGTCTTAATAGCTACTGATCCTCCATTCCGAACCACACCGGGAGCGGAGGAGGTGTTACCCTCTACGGTCTTAATGGTATACTGACCACTCTTAAGCTTGGTTACTTCGATTATGATTCCCACATGGGCAACTCTCTTTTTCACACTACTATAAAAGTAGACAATGTCCCCACGCATAGGAGTTTGGTAATATCTCTTGTGCTTTACGAAGTATCCTTTGCCATCTACTGTGAAAGAGGTATATCCTCCGCCTAAAAGCTTCTGCCCTCTTTGGTAGCTATTCATTTTTTTTACTCCTTTCCAAAATAAAAAAAGGGCAATACATTTCTGTACTGCCCCTAATGGTTGCTGTTTTCCTTATCTCTTTCTCGGAACAGGACTCGGAGAATTATCAGCCGCATTCCCAGTCAATCCGATTCCTGGGCCTGTGGTCCTATCGGGACTCGGTGTCACTCCCGGACCGTGCTCCTTATCCTCCTCACCTTTACCGTGATTGTAGCCAAGAGGTCCTTTGCTATTATCTACTTTACCTTCACTCGGTACAGGAACAGTCTGATTCTTCTCATCCTCTTTGATTCCGTTATACGTCCAACTTGCTTTTTTCTTAATCATAATCTTTTCTCCTCTCTATAAAAACAAATTTTTCAATGTTGGCCAAACTCAAATTCCTTGAAAGTGGCTCCCAGTCTTGCGGGCCAACATCTTGACTTCCACAAATTTTCCAATGTTGGCCAAACTCTAAATTAAAATAGTTTCTTGCCGACCTGATTTGCACCCGTGCTGGCCAAACCGGATACAATCCCGATTGCGATTGCATTGATAACATCTTTTGCCGGAAAGTCCGGCATAGTCATCATGGCGATAACGCCTAAGACCGCTCCGATAACACCGCACACAACAGGGATGTACTTGTCATTAAGTGTATCTGCCGCTTTCCATCCCATACCCACAAGGTATGCGATAACCGTAATACCAACTACACTTGTAATTCCAAAATCCATTTTCTTTTCCTCTCTTTCTTAATATGAAAAATCATTTTTTCTTGACCGCTCATCATACGCATCATTGATAAGCTTTTGCGCACTCACGGTATTATGATTCTTAAAATCCAGATGGCTTCGACAATACCTGTCATAAGTGTCAATATCCGTAAATATTTGCACATAGCTTTCTCTGCTGTGGACCTGTTTCCCTATAATTTCATCAGCGAAACGCAAAATCCTAACCCTTGCGGCTATAGCTCTTGTTTCTGCAACCGACTCAGCAACCGCTTCAATCTTGTCACTCAGTACATCAACTCGGTCAACTAAAGCTTTCTGAGATTCTGAAAATTCCTTTGTCAGTATCTTCCCGATAAAGGTAAAGAGTGCCGTCCAAGGTTTCTTGTCCTTCGGTCCAAACTTTTCCACAAAGGTGATAATACCGAGAAATATCCACCCCAACGATTGAATAATTACACCAAAATCCACCAAACTGAAAAAAGCATTAAAATCTATCATTCATCTCTTACTCCTTTCTCAGCTACCTCTGCTGCGATTTTTAAAATTTCAGCTTCTTCCTCCTTGGAAATCCAACCTTCCGACACAGCCTTATCCAAGATTCGTTTATTTAGTTTCCCTCTGCCGGCCATTCTTTTTAGATACTCAAGCATACTTACTCACCTCCTAAGCTCTTAAGCAT